GCCGAAGTTATCGGGGTAGATATCGTTGACATGGGATGCAATGGAATTCGCGTTGTCGATGTTAAGCGCACCTGAAGCAATCAGACTCTGGTCATCAGCTCGAACAAAGGCTGTTCCAGGGTTTAAATCGCTGAGTTGCATCGATATTGCACCGTTACCATTCAGCATCGATTCCACTTGACCGCCGAAGTCGGTACCGTTCTGAGTGATGAAATCCACGGATTCCACAGCTACAGCTTGGCCCGTCGGAACATTCACGTAAGCTCCAAGATCTATTTCACCTTGAACTCTGGTCGATGTCAGCATCGCAGCAGGTAAGGTTACGGTTTCGGTTAGGTAAAATGATCCAGTCTTTGCTGTCGCCATGACCAATGGGTGCGGACCACGGACTAAAAGGCTTGGTCCGCGCTCCGCATCTGGTAAATATCTTGAATAGAATCATAAGGAGGGTGCTCCTCCTCGGGTTCATAGGAGCAGTTCCCTTTGTTTCATACATGGCTCCTATCTTGAATAGTTATTTATTTAAGGGTTAACCCCCACCCCCCTATCATGGAACCCCCACCCCCCTATCATGGACGAAGAAACCATGACCGATTGTCTGAAAACAAACGGCTTTGAATATACCATGTGCCTGCAATTGACCAGAATAGCGAATACCCTTGAGCGTTTGCTCAAGATAAGTGAGATGAGCCTATGATTGAGATTGAATTGCGTAGTCCGATGATGTGTGCAATGTGTGGAACCGATGCTTTACGATCTCATAGAGGCTGCTCAGTGCGTTGCTTCTACTTTATGGCGGCAATCTATCCTGAAATAGATGAACACTGGGAGATGCCAGAATGATTGTTGACGTATTGCACGGCATCTGCATGTGTGATAAAGAATGGATTAAACCAGAACACCGAGTAGATCAACACCTAGCGATGTTTGGTGTTGGTGAGATTTGTCCTGACTGCGGACACCTGATAGATTGGTATGCAGTCAGTGAAGGCAAAGATGGTAAGATGAGGTTGGAAGAATGAGTAAACTCGTGACGATCTCTCTCGATGAGGAATCGTACGCACTCTGGATGAGATTATCTGAGAAATCGGTTTGGGTGAGACGCAAGCTGTACGAAGAGATCTTCGATGAAGACTTGGTTAAGCATACGGTATCAGAGCGTGCTCGAACAGAAGGAAATTGGGATGGGCGATGCAATCCCAATAACCGAAACAAAGGGATATGCGGCACCTGTTGGCCTCCTGACGCTCTCAGTGCCCTCTCAGTGAACCCGGAGACACATATGTACATCTCTCCGACGATAGCCCCCCTTGGATCGGCAGTAAAGAAATATCTCGAACAAAAGAGTCTGAACTAGAATGTCACCCAGCGATTTCTGAATATCTCATCTTTGTATTTCCAGAGTTCTTGAGTTCCGTATTCTATTATCTTCCCTCCAAGCCAGACATGAGGAAGGGCAATTGCTTGAGTTATCTCACTGGCCTGCATGAATACCTCGAGTTTTTCAGGGTCTTGCACGATGTCCACGGGGTCAGTAATATAATCCACATAAGTGTTCAACCCTTCCTCACCACCAATGGCGAATGATGCAACTGCCCCGGTAACAATTGCCGCCTCCAGAATAACCAGCGGCGTCGTACTTACTGCGGCGATGGTCAGCACCTCCGGCGCCCAAAGAAGGAAAATGCCACCAGTGCCCATCGCCAACTCAGGGTAATCTTCCCAAGTTATCTTCTCATCATCACGCCAGGCTAATTGATACATCGACCAGAGCATACCAATAGTAGTGATTCCCTTCTGGTGGATGCGCCAAGGCACCGCCATCTCAAGGCCCCGTTGCCAGTTCGTACGATCTCTTTTGACGCATTAGGAATGGGAGTTCTTTTTCCTTCGAGACAATAACACCTACTACAAAGACAGTATCACTAACATGGGTTACCGATCCAGGCGTCGTACTCGAGAGGACGATTCTGGTTAGGTGTAACTTATCTGAGGTGATGGCGCTGGCAGTACCCCAAACATTTACCGAATGAAGATTAGGAATCAGGGGAAGAATGCCACCATCGAAAGTGTACTGTCGGCGGCGCCCAAAGATTACTTGATCCATCGACATTGTTGAGAGAGAATAGCCGGGACCACTGAAAAGAAAGCCACCAGTCCATGCGGCAATGTCTGCATCACTGACGAACTCTGTGGTGATGAGTTCAATCAATCCATTATTCTGATCGGTTCCAGCAAGAGGTCCCGGGTCTTGAATGTCGACACGCTGAATAAAGGTAGTGAGTAAATCCATATTATATCCAGAGAGATCGAAGTAATCCCGCTGCACAGCCGCGTTAGGTGACCCCGCGACGATTGCCCATTGACCAGTTCCCATTGACCAGTTACTCCGCCGAGGGTGGTACCGTCATTCGTGGCGGTTGTACCGGTTAGAGTCTTAGCTAGTAGTCGCGGTCCCTCGAGAGTCATCCTTTCTTCACCGCCTTGTGAGCCTTCTTAGCCAGCGCAGCAAAGCTCGAGCGTGGGTGTTTCTTCTTCAAGCGCTTGTAAGCGGCTGCATACTTCTTGTTGTATGCTGAAGGTCCGCGCTTCTTTTTGGTTGGCTCGTAGGCTCGACGAGCCGTCTTGCGCACCTCACCCTTGGTTGTCCCCCCATCGTGTAGGGATTCGCCACAACGAGGACAGTATCGAGGCATTCAAAAGCCTCAATTATCACTTGCGGTGGATTGGATCGCTATGGCCATCCAGTCTTTAGTCGACAATTTAACTACCCGACATTTTATTCGAGCAGTCACATACACAGGAGATACGCCGATATCAGCACCATCCGGGCCAGCGACCAGGTAAAGAGAATCGTTGACAACCAGGAAAGCCTCTGACAAAGCCGATGGGCCGAAGTTATCGGGGTAGATATCGTTGACATGGGATGCAATGGAATTCGCGTTGTCGATGTTAAGCGCACCTGAAGCAATCAGACTCTGGTCATCAGCTCGAACAAAGGCTGTTCCAGGGTTTAAATCGCTGAGTTGCATCGA